CAAGCTGGCCCCGCAGTGCAAGGTCAACGGCCGGTACCCGAAAAAGTCGATGTGGCCGGGCCGGGTGTACCTGGTGATCACCGATGAACCGATCCCAGTCCAGACCATGCTGGTCGACGAGCAAGACGCCAGGGACTACGCCATGGCCGGGATCGTGTCGATTTTCCCGGGCAATGAGGCAGCAGCCAACGTGTCCGCGTTTCCATATGATCAGGACGGTGCGAGGCAGCCTCATCCTGCGGAAACAGGCACCGATGAGGCAGCCGATGAGGCAGGTCCTGCGCACCTGCGGCTGGCCCCGACACCGGGTGAGCTGGTGACCCTGGCGGACGCGTCTGAGCGGTTCGCGCTGAACATCAAAACGCTGCGCAACGCCCGCGATCGGGACCCGCGGTTCCCTGAGCCGGTGGAGTCCGGCGCTGGCAAACCCAGCAAGTACAGCCTGGCTGACCTCGAGCAGTGGAAACGCGGCAGGGACAGCGGTGTGGGAGGTGACGCGGCATGATGAAACCCGGGCACTACGCCACCGCATCACCGCCGGCTCTGGGGCTGGCGTGGTCGATGGTGACGTTTTTCCACCAGAACATCCTGGTGGCCATCGCGTGCGCTGTGATCGTGATCCGGGTGTCGACGTGGCCCGACCTGGACCACCCCCGGTTTAAGGGCAAGATGCACCCCGGTGCTGCGGCGGTGCGCGCCACCGCGTGGGTGGGGTACCAGTGGCGCACCCGCAAGGACAAGATCCGGGAGGACTTCCACCGGGGTCCGTCGCATTGCGTGGAGTGGTGCGCGCTGGTGGGCCTGGCGGTGGGGTTGCTGGCGTTGCAGATCCCCTGGGTGGCGGACCGGGCGGTGTGGTGGGGCCTGGCGGTGTTCGTGGGGTGCCTGTCGCACGTCCTGGCGGACTGGCCCACACCGTCTGGGGTGCCGTTTTCGTGCATCTATAACCGGCTGGTGCATGGGGAGGTGTGGAAACGTCATTCCCTGAACTGGTTCCGCACTGACTCTGCGGGGGAGAAATTCCTGGCGATCCCGATCCTGTTCGCCCTGACTGGGGTGATGGGGCTGGCGATGGCGGGATTCCTGGATGACGTGGTGCGTCTGCTGACCGGCTGGGGTGGGGGTGGTGACGGTGCTACCGCAGCCCCGTGACCATCGGGTGGTGGGGGAGGTGACCATCCCAGTGCCACGGTCCCCGGGTGATGACGCCACCCCACCGCCGGCCGTGCCGCGTCGCACCGCGCTACCCCAGGCGGTGCGGCCGGTGAACCCACCGCAGCGGTTCGGTCACGACGCGTCGGACTCGGTGATGCTGGATGCGTTGGCGTGGTGCGCCAGACGGGTGGACCGGTGCATCCGTCACGCACTTGCGTCGCGTCCGAACTTGCAACGCGCCCACCGGATGGCACCGTGGGAACGAAAGGTGCAGAGATTCCTTGCTGGCACCTGGCGCGACAGGAGGCGATGAGTGAGCTCGAAACCTAATGCGGATTGGTTGGAGCCGGTGACGGTGAACAAAACCGGTAGCCGGTGCGTGGTGGAGACCAACTGGCACGACAACCAGGAACGCTGCCAGATGATCTGGGAGCGGCTGTCCGGTGGCGGTGTTGTGATCACCACGTGTCGGAAGACCATCCCGGGTGTGGCGGTGTCGAAAGCGGATGTGGCTGAGCTGTCCTCAGTGTTACGCGATGGTGGGTACGCCGATGGTGCGTCGGTGGGAATCGATAACCACGTCGATGGGTCGGGCCTGTTGAGTATTGGTGGGGGTGACCCGTTGTGGTTGACCGGTCACCAGCGGTCGGTGTTGGCCTACTGGTTGGGGCCCAACGGTGGATGACGTCGAGCTGGACTCCCGGCAGATGGTGGAGCTGACCGGGTTGTCCTACCGCCAGCTGAACGTGTGGACCACTAGCGGTCACCTGCGGGCAGTGAACCAGAGCCCAGGGTCGGGGCATCGGATGTTGTGGCCGGCTGGTGAGGTGCTGGTGGCGCGGGTGATGCGGATCCTGGTTCGGGATTTCGAGATGTCCCCGGGTAAGGCGTCGCTGGTCGCGCGGGCTGGTGGCCTGGAGGCCGGTGACAGCAGGTGCTGGGTGGTGCTGGTTTGGGAGGGTGACGTCGTTGCTGGACCTGTTCGGGATAGCGATCCTGGACGAGCCGGATCGGATCGAGCTCGAGCACCTGCTGGAGTACCTGGCTGACGGGCCAGTGAAGGCCACTGAGTGGCAGATCCTGGACAGTGCCCCACCGGAGCTAGTGGCGCCCGGTGGGGCTGTTTTATGCGTGAAGGGCACCCTGGTCCCACACGAGACTGCGGAAGCGAAAGCCCGGGCCGCGTGGTCGGCGCTGAATGAGTGGAGGTCGCGACATGCCGCTGGGTAGGTCCCTGGTTGTCGATGACCAGCAGCTGGCACCGGAGCGGCCTGGGTTGACGGCGATCAATTCCCGGGTGTCTCTGTGGCCGGATCGGTGGCCGGCTATCGCGTTGCAGGAGTGCATCGACGCGGTGGAAGCGGCACCGCTGGAGGCGCGGGCTGAGGTGAAACGGAACCTGCCGTGCAAGACGTGCGTCAAGAACGTGGCGTGTCTGGTGGCGAAACAGAAGGAACAGGGCCCGCTGTTGTATGGGCGGGAGATGCTGACCGAACCGCGGGCGCAGGAGGCGTCACTATTTCCGCGTAGTCTCATGGCCCCCATGTTGGATCGTGGCCGCGGGTGCGTGCCGCATTATGTGAAGGCCCCGGGGCGGGAACGGATTGAGTGGGTGGTGTCGGCGTGGGACCTCGCGTGGTCGGAGAAGATCGGCGGGGACTGGTTGGTGAAAATAACCGGGGTGCTGGATCTACGGACCGGTAAGAAAAAGGTGGTGGATATTCGCCGCTGGCAGGGTTTGCGGTACACGGAGCAATGCGAATTGATTGTGCAGCAGCATCAGCTTTATCACGATAATGCGGTGGTTATTGAGACTGATGCGGCGCAGGTGATCTGGGCGCAGACCCTGGAGGCCCGGTCGGGGGTGCCGGTGCTGCGTCACGCGTCGGGTGACGACAAACGGTCGCTGACGGTTGGTGTGCCGGCGTTGCTGATCGATTTCAGCAATAGGCGGTGGTCGTTTCCTTATCAGCAGTCCAGCCCGCGGTTGGATGAGGTGGAAAACCTGCTGGTGGAGTTGGGTGCGTTCGGGTACAGCAACGGGAAGCTGGAGGGTGTGGGGGAGCACGACGACACAGTGATGGCGCTGTGGCACCTGTGGTGGGGGTTGACGTTGGCCGCCGGCACGATCGATGAGTACCGGCAGGGTGTGACCGCCGGCCGGGCCCCGTAGGTGCACGCAGGTGTGCACAGTTGACGTCACATGCGATGCGGAGCCGGCGCTGGCCCGGTTGCTGATCGAGATGCGCGACCGGCTGGCGCAGTCCGCGGGGGTTGATCCTGGCGCGATCAGGATCGGCCCGGTCGCTTTAGGTGGCGGGCCGTAGAGTGCCCGGCGCGAGCCTCCCAGGGATCGCAAGGCGGTGGGGGTTTCCCGGCTCCCACCGCACCTACCTAAGGACCTGGGGGTGCTAGCTGGCCAGTTGCCGGCTGCCCCACCATGTCGGGCAGTAACCTCCCGCGCATGGATGCGCTACGCATTGTCAACATCATCACGATCCTGTTGCTGGTTCTGGGCCTGGTGTTCACCGTTCTGGGCCTGCTGCCGCTGCCGGCTGGGCGGTGGCCGCACATGTTTAGCTACGGAATCACCATGCTGGTCATCGGGTTCGTGATGCTGGTGGTGTTGCTGGTGGTGGGCGCGGTCAGTGTCGCTTGACCTGGACAGGCCCTGCCCTCATGCCGATTTCGCGGTGTTCGCGAACGTGGTCCGGCTCGCTGAACGCGAGGGAGGACCGGTTACCGCTTTCGTCGCTGAACTGCGGGTGGATTGCGCCCAGTGCGGTGAGCATTTCCGGTGGATCGGGGTCCCCGCCGGGCATCGGGGTGATCGCCCCATGGTGTCGGTGGATGAGTTCGAGCTACGCGCACCGATTCGCCCCGCGTCATCAGACCCAGATTTTGGTCTGGGCATTCCTGGGTTTGCCATCACCTACCGGGAGGGTCCCTAAATGGAACCGGGTCAGGTCGGGGTCAGGATCCCGTCCCCACTGGCAGAGATCACCTACGCATCCGAGGGGGACTGGCGCCGGGCGCAGGAACTAAACCGGCAGGCGCAGGTAGCTGAGCGCCGCGCCTACTACGACGGGTCCCAGCATGACGCGGACAACTCCACTTGCCTGGCTGAGCTCGGCAGCGATCGGGCCCGCACAGGGGAGAAGGGCCTGGCCCGGTGGATCCAGGAACAGCGCCTACCTGAGCACCTGAGGATGCACCCGTACTCCACCCAGATCACGGAGGCGGTGGATTTCCTCACCCACCGGCTGGCCGCTGATTTCGGGGTGGAAGCCGGTAAGGGCACCCGGGTCCAGGATGTGATCGACCGGTGTCTGGATTCCAGCCCTGAACTGTCGGGCACCGCGGGTGATGACGAGTTGTCGGTGGTCAACGTCACCCGGGAGGCGTTGTGCGCGATGGACTGCCCGGTGCGGGTGCGGTGGGATCCCGCCGAGCAGACCGCGTGGCTGGACTTTTATCCGTCCGAGGCGGTGCGGATGGATTTCGGGATGGAACGCTCGGATAAGCCCACGATGGTGATGCTGTGGGAAACCCACTGGCTACCGGGGGACCAGGG